ATCCGAAAGCGCTATGGGAACACCTGCTATACCTGTCGGCAGAACGGACTTACCGGAAGCAACTGGCACACTGGGCACATGTGGGCAAAGGCAAGTCTCGGTGCATTTCTAAAATACGATCTAAGAGTGCTCCGGCCACAGTGTTACAACTGCAACATAAATCAAGGCGGTCGGGGGGCAGATTTTTACAAAAGAATGTTGGAGGAAATCGGGAAAGTGGAGATGGAAAAGCTAGAAAAGGATAGGCAGGTCACAGTGAAAGCGTACGATTTTTATTTAGAACTATTAACCAAATATCAAAACTTAAATGCTTAAAGTACCAGAAGAATATCGTGTGAAGTCAGGACAGCTCGCTAGCACGGCCGAGATCGGCAATAACGGTTGCTTCCTCGTGCCCTTCGAGAGCTACACATTCACAGTCATCGTCAGTGACGGCATGGACTGGGACCATGTGAGCGTGAGCCTCAACAATCGCACGCCGAACTGGAAAGAAATGTGCTTCATCAAAGAACTTTTTTTCGGCAAGGACGATTGTGTCGTGCAATACCATCCTTCCGAGGGAGAGTATGTGAACAATCACGAGCATTGCTTGCATCTTTGGAAGTCGCAAAAGGTCGATATGCCAGTGCCCCCGTCAATTCTTGTCGGCATAAAGTGATGAGCAGATCTTACTGGCAAGGCTTTGTGGACGGTCAGAGAAACATGGCAGTGAAGCTGGGCCAGTATTCAAAAAGTATGAAACCAATCACCAGACAAGAAGCAAACAAAATCCTCGCCGAGTGCTCGCACGGGCAGATGCAGAAGGCAGTGATCTGTTACAAGGGCAGGTGGTATGACTGCCGAGGAATGGATGATGACAAGATCAATGATTTCGTCATCTCGCTTCTTGGACAGGACGTTGTTAACAAAGGGATCGCTAACAACATAAAAATATGACCACCAAAAAAGAATTAGCACTTGTGCATCGTGACGAAAAGGGCGAGGTCGAATCAATCACCATCCTTGCAAACGCTTTGGATAGGACACGCAATTTTGTCCTCTGTAACGTGAATAAGCTTTCGTTCGATGAGTTGGAGGCTAAATATAACAAAGAATAATATGGCACTCAAAAACACATACGCAAAACTTCCGGCCGGTAGATACATCCAAGATATTCAGGAGATGCTTATCAAGGCTGGAGCAATCGGCATTCAACAGGGTTTTGAGGATGGACGTGTAATTTCACTGATGTTCATGCTGGACCTCAATGGTCAAAAGATCACCTTCAAGATGCCGGTGGGATGGAGGAAAGTACAGCAGGTTTTGAAGAATGAGGGTATCGGTCGCTGGCAGGATGATGACTATGCCTATCGTGTCTCATGGGCAATACTTTGTGACTGGATTGATGCACAACTTGCGATTCTCGCTTCCGAAACTGTCACTATGCCGCAGTTGTTTCTCCCATATGCCGTTGCGAAGGATGGGCAAACTCTTTTTGAAAAGGTTTCAAGCAATGGTCTGCTGTTGGGAGATGGAAAATAAAAATATGGAAAAACAAGATCCTCCAAAATTCAAGAGTATCGAGGATAACTATATCTTCAACCTTTCACTTGCTCAAACAAATTTGCTCGATCAGGTCGAACGGTATCTAGCGAAACATGGGAAAGAGGCAACACTCGATTTTATCAAAGCACTAAGAGATTCACTTAAATAAATTTATGATTTCAACAGCTGCAGCTATGGCTGCTATGACACAAGGAAGCGCACCAGATCCTGTCTGTATGTGGTGCGGTAAGACGTACGAGGGTCATCTGGATGCAATACTGCCATCTGGTGCCGTTCCTAGAATGCCATGTTTGGGATTAAAAAAGAATTTTGCGGCACAGAAATTCGATGCGACTGGCCGTTCAACATTTACGATGAGGCAAATACAGGCACCAAAATTCGTTAACAATAAATTGGCTACGATCTTTTTGGCAGGAAGTATTGAAATGGGTGTTGCTGAAAAGTGGCAAGACAGGGCTGCAATGCTTTTATCTCAAATCCACTACACGATACTTAACCCACGCAGGTCCGACTGGGATAGTTCTTGGAAGCAGGAAATTCAGAACGAGCAATTTTATGAGCAGGTCACTTGGGAGCTTCAAGGGCTCGAAGATGCAGAATGGGTCCTGATGTATTTTGATCCGAATACAAAATCTCCAATAACTCTGCTCGAACTGGGGCTCATTGCAGGCTTGCATCCACAAAAATTGATAGTGATTTGTCCAGAAGGGTTCTATCGAAAAGGCAATGTCGATATTGTCTGTGATCGCTACCGAATTAAAACGGCCCGATCGCTTGAGGAGGGTGCTTATATGATTTGCAACCAACATGAGTAAAAAGAAGACCATAACATTTTCGAGAAAGTTGAAGGTGGTCATCGAAAACCTCTGTGTTGGTCGTCAAACATACTCATTCAATTACGAAATATATCTCGATGGCAGGCTCATTCAAGATGATTACTATTCTGGATCACATACGAGAAGTTACAGATACATGCGAAAAGAACTGAATGATTTTTATGCGGTGCTTTTAGCTTTGCAACAACTATGAAAGAAGAAACATTCTATCGAAAATTTGCCAATATGCCGATCGTGAAAAGAACGATTGCGGTCTACTATGTTGGCAATCACGGTGTGACGCAGATGTCTCCGCTCGAGATGTATAGATCTTTGAATGAAGCCATGAGCAAACGCCGTGAGTTGGATGCGGAGATCAAGCGGCTACTAGTCATAGCCGAGAAGATAATGCACTGACATGAAAGAAAGGCAACGATGGTTAGTACTTGAGGACGATGATTGTATCCATGTTGTACCGGAGACAGATTCAAAGCCGCATGGATTTCCAAAAGATGGCATTGCAAAACTGTGCGATCTGGACTGCCCGTGCAAGCCGAAGGTGAATATGGGTGGAAGAAAGCCAACGGTCACACACAATTCGTTCGATGACATGAATAGAATCGAAGAATCAATGCAAAAATTATCAAAATAATTTCATAAATATGAAGGACATTGTTACGGGGATTGCGCTTGTGTGTATCGGGGTGAGTGGGATCATCGGCACTTATAGAATAAGTGAGATCGAGGACCATATTAGTCATCCGGCTAAATTGGTCGAGGTCAAGCAGGATAACTACACGCTGTGGAAGCTGTGCCCAGATGGGAAGACGGCGGCCGAGGAGATCTCTGCTGATGGCACGAAGATCATCAGGCTTCCATGCGATGACGGAGATATTAACAGGTTATGAACATCTGAAACTTTTGCACGGAGAAACGAAACAATGTTATAATAACAAGCGTACGAAACTATATGGGCACGGCTTTTTGCTGTGTCCGTTTTTGTTTATACATCAACCAACCCATGGAAGAAATCTATGAAAATATAAAGGGTCCCGAACAGGTCGTCAACGAATCTGGTACGGTCTGGCCAATCGAATCTTTCGAATATGGCACTTTTGGTATTCATACCAACGTCAAAGGCGCAGACTTCCCACAGAGGGGATATGCGGCACCGGAGGCGGTGTGGGGTATCAATACAGCGAAGAGGATGATCGTGGAATCGGTAAAGGTACTCGGAAGACCCGAGTTCCTTGTCACTGGTCTGGCCTTTCTAGTATTGCCGTACAGCATGAAGCTGAAAACAATCGAGCGAGCAATTCAATCATTCAATCGCCTTGCTGACGGGGTGCTCTCACCCTACTACATCAAGGAAATATATTTGACTGCTCAATCGAAGTGGGTGATCAGAACAGTCTCAACATTTTTCGTTGAAATGGGAATCTCACAAGAAGCTTCACAGAAAATCGCCAAGATAGTCGGACACATTTGCGAATACGATAACACTTACCGCTTGAAACTCATTGATATTCTTTCCGAAACATCAACGGAAAAGCTCGCCAGTGATCCGAAACAGGAAATCAAACGCTTGGTTGGTATCATCGCCAAGAGGGATAACTATTACCTCATGGAAAAGGTCGGCACAATGACAAAGATAGCTTTCATTATGCTCATGGTCCCGAAGATACGCCGGGCATTCAAGAAGGCGGTCGGGGGGTCGGAGGTGGAGAAGGCACAGGTGGATAACACGGATCGGTACTGGATGTGTCACCGGCAGGACGGATACAAGTATTTCGGGCTGACTGATTTGCAAAGAAAGAATCTGCTCGTTTCATCTGGATACACAGTGCTCGAGGGCGTAAAAATCAAATGACAATGAAATCAATGCGAAATAAAAAAGGACAATTTATCAAAGGCAGTACAGGCCGTTTTCCAAGTCTGGAGACACGCAAGAAGCTGTCTCTCGCCGCAAAGAGGACTATGAACGGGTTTAAGAAAGGACACAAGATCTTTCTAGGACATCATCATACTGATGAGAATAAGGCGAAAATTGCAGTGGCTCATCGTGGAGGTAAAAGCTACAACTGGAAAGGTGATGATGTGAAATATATGGGGCTACACAACTGGCTAAGGAGAAATCTGGGCAATCCAAAACAATGTGAGCAGTGTGGTTTGACTGGAAGGGTGGTGAAGGGTCGATGGAATATCGACTGGGCAAAGGTCGAGGGCAAACCTTACGAGAGGAAGCGAGAAAACTTTCTCGGATTATGTCGCAGGTGCCACAAGATTTATGATTCAGTATCACCAATACCAGCATGAAAATAGAAGAAGCTAGAGAAATTTATAATAAGACATATGACAAAGGCATGCTTAATCATGGCGTGCGTGCATGGTTTTATCTCCAGCGAGGCCTTGATCTGGTCAACCAGTTCAAGTATCTCGTTGCCGGTATTCTCGCCCTGTACTACACACTCAAGCTCGATTCATACTGGATACTCATTGCGATCTTCGTCATTTCAATTCCGATACTGACTTTCTGCGGATGGTTCCATACTCACAAAATGGCCAAGGCACTTGAATGGACGAATATGATCTTTTCATCGTACTTTGGTCGATACAGTATGGATTTATCAGAAAAGAATACCGAGAACACAATGAAGAGTGCGGAGCTGTTGGGGGAGATTCGTGACACATTAAAAGAATTAAAAAATAATAAATAAACAACATGGCAATGCAAATGCGTAAGATGGTGCTCGTGATAGAAGATCTCAAAACAAAGGAAGGGAAAGAGATTGCGGTGGTGTCCGGGGATGTGCATTATTTCAAGTCTGCAAAGGATAAGGTTGGTTACTGCTCGCTCATCAACCAGATCGAGGATGAGAAGGACGAGGGCAAGATTGCTGATCTCATGATGCAGACAAAGGAATTTGTTAGCATAGCGAGCTTTCAAATGGCTCTGGACATGAACAAAGACTTTCAGAGGCACATAGCGGTGTTGGGGAGGCAGGCGGTGGATTTGAAGGAGGCAGAAGACAAAAAGAAAAACACGAAAAAGAAATGAAGACTGTACCGCAAAAATATAAAGATTTTGTAAAGGATTGTGCGCAAAAAGCGGCATGGCTCATTGGCGTGTCTCATTACGAGATTGATATTCACTATATGTCGGAGAAAAGCGAGGACGATTGTTGTACCAGAACGAAGAGAGGAATGATGACCACTGATCGTCGCTATCTTCGTGGAACACTTCGTCTTTATCCTTGTGTCCTCAAAGATTGGGAAAGTGGAAACAAGAAAGAAGTGAAAGATGTTGTCTTTCATGAAATATCACACCTAGTAACACAGCATCTATACGATGTCGGTGTGGCTACATATCGTGATGATGGGGAGATGAGAGATGCGTGGGAGACGTTGACGGAGGTCGTGTCTCGTCTGGCGTTGCGCATTGATGATAACGAAAACAACAATGGCAAAAAGAAATAAAAAAACCAAGAAGACTGCTGATAAAACGGCAGCCAAGACAGCGAAAGGCCTCAATCATCAACAGGAGGAGTTTTGTCAGTTGTACACGGGGAAGGATACGGAGGTGTTCGGGAACGGGGCACAGTGTTATCTGGCTGTGTATGGGAAGGAGTATATGCTTTTACATAGGAAGCCGATGAGTTATTTGGTAGCACTTGCTTGCTCATCGAGACTGCTAACTAACGCTAAGGTTTTGGCCCGTATCAATGAGCTACTTGAGACTGGCGGTTTCAACAATGAAAATGTGGACAAACAACATCTTTTCCTCATCAATCAACACGCTGATCTCAAAACGAAAATGGCCGCAATAAAAGAGTTTAACGAGCTCAAGCAGAGAGTGAAAAAGAAACTCGAGCTCACTGGTTCGGTATCTCTCGCAGCCTTATTCGATAAATCAAAAGAACAAAGTGACGAAGAATGATGATGTAAAACTATATAGATCTTGGCAGAAGTCTCCGATCAAATTCATTACGGATATGTGGGGACTGATACCTCAACCTCTCAAGCCTGAATACAAAGAGCGTGCTTTCACATTGATTGAGAGCCGAGACAAGGAATGGTCAAAAGAATTCTCTGATGAATGGTTCCAACCTTTCGAGAAAGGAGATCATATCACTTGGCAACAGTGGATCCTGCTTGTCGCAATCGAACGAGCTATCTCTGGCCTCGATAAAAGGCGTGTGACAGTTGAATCTGGTCACGGTACCGGCAAATCATGCACGCTCTCTTGGCTCATCATCTGGTTTTTGTTCTGTTTCAAGGATGCACAGGTGCCTTGTACTGCTCCCACGAGCTCACAGATGCACGATGTGCTCTGGAAAGAGCTCTCGAAATGGATGCAGAAGCTCAAGCCCGAGATCAAAGCGAAGTTTGAATGGTCATCCGAGTACCTACGCATTACGGAAAGTCCAGAGACATGGTTTGCCCGTGCTAAAACAGCCAAAAAGGAGGCACCAGAGGCTCTAGCTGGTATGCACGGGGAATATGTCATGTTCGTCATTGACGAGGCTTCTGGCGTGCCTGAAGAGGTATTCAACACTGCTGAAGGTGCGCTCACGCAAGAGAACATTCTTGTTATCATGATCTCAAACCATACTCGTCTGATCGGATATTTTCATAACTCACACACATCCGATTCAAGAAACTGGCAAAAACTCTCTTTCAATTCCGAGCAGTCGCCGATTGTTGATAAGCAATTTGTTGATCGTATCATCGAGAAGCACGGCAAGGACAGCGACGAGTACAAGATCCGTGTCAAAGGTACTTCTCCAAACGAGGAAGGAATGGATGAAAAAGGTTTCGTGCCACTCTTTGTCGAGCAAGATATTCGATTCACTGGCGAAAGTCCTTTCATTGGCGAGACCAGAATGGGTGTAGATCCATCCGGTGAGGGTCAAGACGTGACTTCATGGCTTGCCCGAGATAATTTCAAGATGAAAGTGTTGAGCAAAGAGCTGATCTCAAATCCGAAATCAATCGCTGCAAAGACGATGACATGGATGACGCAGACGAACATCAAGGATCAAGATGTCATGCTCGATAACTTCGGAGCCGGTGCCGATGTGTCAAAAGAAATGGCTCTCTCCGATTCAAGATACAACATCGGGACTGTGAATGTCGGACAACCTGCCGATGACGAGATCTTTCTCAATCTCCGAGCCGAGGCTTTTTTCAGATTAAAAACATGGTTCAAGACTGGTGGCTCGATCATTGATTCACCTCTCGGCCGTGAGCTCGCAAAGGAATTGCTACAGATAAAATTCAGACGCAATGAAGCCGGGAAGATTCAGATCATGTCCAAGCAGGAGATGAGAAAGCAAGGTGTCGCATCGCCAAACCATGCTGACGCAGGAATGTTGACGTTCGTGAAGCCTGCGAAAAGCAAGAATCAGAGTTATCAGACGGGTGGAGTTCTCCCTATGGATCCTAATTTTGGAATATAATTTTTAAACATCATGCTTGATAAAGAACTCGAAAAAGAAATAGTGGGCTTCATTCAAGAAGAATCTACCCGTATTGGCTACGGAAAGGTGATATTTACTGTTACCGTACTCGCCTCAAATATAGTGAATATCAAGGCCGAGACTGAACGAAGCAAGGAGCTTAAACAATTTATGAAAAAGAAATGTGGAGATATACACACAGTATGTTGATTTTTAAATCTATGGTATAATAGGACTACATTTAAATATAGACACCAACCAAACATTGGAGGTGGCCAGATTAGTTTCTGGTCATCTCCTTTTTTTATTTACCAAAATGCAAGACGAAATACTCATCGAACAACATAAGCGTGAGAAGGAAGAATCTGTGAAATTCAAAGACAGGCGTTTTAATCAGTGGAACGAAAACTATCTGCTCTTTCGAGACAAAGTAACTACCAATCGCCTCACACAGAGGCAGGCAATCAACGTGCCGATCATCCGGGAATCAATTCAGACGTGGATCTCGAAGATTGATGAGGCTCCTGACCTCAAATTTGAGGCTAGGGGACGTGGAAACAAGGACAAAGATGGCGAGATCGCACTCAATGAGATCTGGGACTTTTATTCAGAGAAACTGAAACTCGACATCTTGGACAACATGGAAAAGAAGATCGTCGGTTTGCAAGGACGCACATTCAAGAAGTGGGGTTGGGCCAAGAATGAAATCTTTTGCGACATCATTGATCCTTACGACATAGACATTGACCCTCGAGCATCGCCTCTTGATCTCAATTCTGCCGATCACGTCATCCACAAAAATATATTCAGACCTCTCCGCAAATTGCTTGCCAATGAGAAGTTTCTAGCGGAAGGAAAGATGAAGCTTAAGCAGTATCTCGACACAAAGAGCGGACTTATCGCCAGTGCACAGACGCAAGAGGACTTCCAGAGACGCAGGGAAAGGCTCGAGGCCTTGGGTGTGCATAACTATGACGACTTCCGTGCCTCTGATGTCATGGTGGACGTGAATGAATCATACAAACTAATTTGGGTTGAAGCCGAAAAAGCTTTTGTGCGCCACCTCATCATCATTGCGGCCGATAACGCTGTTTTATACAAGAAACCTTTGAAGGATGCTATCGGTATCTCAAGACTTCCGATCATCACATGGGCTTCTGATCCAGATCTCAATGATCTCTGGAGCGATGGTATTGCCGACAATGTTCGAACATTCAACAAGATTGTGAACATGTATATCTCGCAGGATCTTGAAAACAGGTCATACCGAAACTTTGGCATGTACTGGTTCAACACTTTGAACGGGACATTTTCACCTCGAGCTTTCGATGCAAGGCCGTTCGGAATGTACGGAGTGCCGGGCAAGCCAAGCGATATTGT